AGATCCTCCACTTCCCGTGGGCCTCTCCGAGCAGCGCCCGCTCGATGCTCATCCAATCCTTGGCGTTCCGGTAGCCCGGGAGAAGATGTTCGATCAGCACCATACTCTTGTCATCGGTGGTGACCATGTCATGTAGAAGTTCCTTGTTCATTATTCGGGCAGGATACCCCATCTGCTTGCAGTGGGGAGGAATGCCCGTGCTCCCTTCTCAAATAGATTCTTGACAACCTCAAACATTTGAGTTAGACTTGAGCTATGAAATTGACCCTTCAAATTAAACTTCTCCCGACCAAAGAACAGGGCAAGTCTATTTTGCAGACCATGAAGGACAGCAACGCTGCCTGCAATAAGATTTCCGACGTGGCTTTGGAAAAGAAAGAGTTTAACCAATATCGGCTTCACCATCTTGTCTATCGAGACATCAAGGATTCTTCCGATCTCTCTGCTCAGATGGTTGTCCGTTGTATTTCTAAAGTTGTTGATGCCTACAAACTGGACAAGAAAACCAAAAGAGTTTTTAAGCCTCTTGGAGCAATCACCTATGATGTTCGTATCCTCTCGTACAAAGAAGAGTCGGTCTCCATCTGGTCTGTTGGTGGAAGGTTGAAGATTCTCTTTGTTTGTCATAACTCCAAATATCTGCCTTACGTGAAAGGCGAAGCCGATCTTATTCACAGGAAAGGAAAGTTCTATCTGTTTCAGACCGTGGAGGTTCCTGAAGATGAAATTAAAGATATTGAAGGATTTATAGGTGTTGATTTTGGCATCATCAACCTTGCAACCACTTCCGACGGAGAGGTTTTCTCCGGCAAAGGGGTTGATACTGTCCGCAAGAAAATGACCAAGATCAAAAAGGCCTTGCAGAAAAGGGGCTCCAAATCTGCCAAAAGACATCTCAAGAAGCTTTCTGGAAAGGAGAGACGCTTCAAGAAGCACACCAATCACACCATTTCCAAAAAAATTGTTTCGATTGCTAAAGACACAAACCGTGGGATTGCTCTTGAAAATCTTAAGGGGTTTAACGGTAGACAAACGGTTAGAAAAGAGCAACGAGAGATTTTTGGAAAATGGAGCTTCGATGAACTCGGAAAATTTATCTCTTACAAGGCACAACTGGCAGGGATACCTGTGATTTTTGTTAATCCAAGGAATACTTCTAAGACATGCTCTGAATGCGGTCATATTTCGAGAAGCAATCGTAAGTCTCAATCCGAGTTCGTCTGCCAATGTTGTGATTTTTCTTGTCATGCCGACCTCAATGGCGCTATCAATATTTCTCAAAGGGCAATCGTAAACTTGCCTATCGCAGTCCACTCTGAATCTCTAAAATCTCTTTCTCTTGGAACTGCAATGCCTCGTCCGCTTGCGGCGAGGTAGTTTACCGTTTTCTCTTTTTCAGACAAATTGTCTCTGTGATTCTGAAGTTTTGTACTCCATAAATTTCCTGGCGTTTAACCTCATCCACGCCAGAAAGGTGCTATGAGAAAGGAGATGATGATTGCCTTCTATGAGGTCTCCGGAATGTTGCTGAGTATGGAGAAGGCTATGGACACACCAGGCGCGCCGTCCTGCCGCACCACAAAGCGGATCGCCTTCACGTCATACTCGAAGTAACGCTCGGAGCTCATGTCTATGGTCATGTCCTGCCGGATCGCCCAGATGTAGTATCCGAGCTCCCCGCAAACCACATCGCCCTTATTGCCTATTGCCGGAACGTTCCGAGTCCTGATGACCGGATATCCGTTCAACTGAGGCCCCATCCCGGGCTGAAGTCCCGACTCCGTGGTGTCGTAATAAATCGGAGCCCCCGTGGTCGTCTTTTCCTTACGCAGGACGTTAAGAGTTGCCCTTCGGGTCAAATAGTTGATGTCCTGGAAATTCTCGTCAAGGGCCGATTCGAGATTGATGATGTCGTCTCTCTTGACGGTGTTGAGTGTTATTCTCTTGACTGCGTTGATCGCCGGATCACTGATGATCCCGAGCATCTGCCCGGAAGCCCCGGTGCCCGCGACGACCTCGCCCTCGGTTGCATACTGAAAGGCCCTTGTGAAAAGGCCGGTCAGGTAGTTGATGATGTTGATCGAACTGTCCATCACCAATTCATCTGAAATCGGAATCAAGCCGATCAGCTTCTTGGCTTCAAAGGTTTTATAGCTGAAGGTCGGCTTGGTGCTTTCCTTCTCGTAGGCCTCATCGGGGTGCTTCAGCAGAATCCCACCAAAATAGCTACCCGCCGCCTGAGAAAGATATGGAATCCTGGTCTGGTAGGCCCCCATCGGTATCCTCCAGAGCTTGGGAAGAATCTTGCTCTGCTCTATGGCAAACTCGATGACCGTGGCAAGAAACTCTATTGGAACGATGGCGCCGACATCACCCTCTACAAGTGTGCCGGAAAGCGCCCCCTTCTTGTTCCAATCCACAATCTCCTTGTTCCACTCGCTGAGATTGAAGCCGCTGACAAGAAGACTTCTCGGATCGAACCGCTTTCTCACCAGATTGGCGAACTTCTCCATGATAGGTGAAAGCCTCAGAAAAGGCCCTCCGTTGGAGCCCAGGTAGTCTCCCAATGCCGCTCCGTCCATGACGCCCCTTCTGCCGGAGGAATAGGTCTTGTTGAAGAAGCCGGTATCGATGACCGACTTTCCTTCTTTGTCCATGATCCGTCCGTCGCTGTTGTCGAAGATCGCCTTCGTTTCAGATTTAACAAGCTCCTTTACTTGGTCCTTGACCGTATTTATGGTGCCTTCCCGTATGGCCGCCTCAAGGGCCTCGGTGTTCAGCACCATCTTCCCATCCTTTTCGTTTATCTGAAGATCCATATGCTGTTTCCTCCTTGATTTTTGTTTTTTTTGCCCCGAATTGTTAACCCCAAAAAGAAAAGCCCGTTACCGCCGTTCGAACGGTAACGGGCCTCTCTTGATTCGATTTTGGGGCGTCCCCTCGCTTGATCAGGGCTGGGGACTATCTTCCTACTTCATGCGGCCCTTTCAAGCCGTGGAAAAATTTTCTCCTTGCATTGCTGGAGGGTTAGCTTTTAAACACATTTCCACAACACTTTCCAATTCCAGATTCTTAGAAAGTTCGGAATAATGTGCTATCCAATCACTTCTTTTTAGTCCCTCTGGATTTTTAGCAATACCTCTTGGCATTTAACCTCTTACGAAATTTTCCCCCTCAATCGGTCAAATTCACTTTTTACAACAGCCGGGACGACCTTATTGATCGCCTCAGTTATCTGATCGGAGATGCCCTTCAGGGCTTCCTTGATAGCCGCTCTCTTTTCTTCCTCCGTGATTACAGTGATCTTTCTCGGTTCCGGCGGGTTATCTGTCTTGGATTCGTCCTTCTTGTCTCCTGGCGCCGGTTCACCTATAGAAACTTTTGAACCCTCCTGAAGTTTGGCCGCAAGGCCGTCAAGCTTCGCTTCCATCGATTCGAACTTCTCCCCCATTGTTTTTATGAAATCCATGAAGACTTTCATGTCCTCCGTGGCATCCTTCTTTTTTGGTTCGATTGATTTCAATCCTTTCTTCTGGCGGGCATCATTGATCCGTTTAAGAATCTTTTCGTTGCCCGTCAAAAAGCCTATAATGAAGGAATCATATTCTTCTCCATAATCCCCTTCTCCATCCCCGCCATTTCCTCCTCCGTCCTCGGCCCATGCCTCATCGCTTTCTGCCATCATGATATGCCGGAGCAGACGCTCCGGTTTGGAGGCCACCTCATGGGCATTGTTATAGTCCCAGCCAAGATATTTCATGATGAGCCTTTCGGTAAACTCATGAAGCTTGGTCGCAATGGTATTCGTCTCATCCATGTCTTGTTCAACCCAAATCTCATCTTCCGGTATGAAGTCCCAGGCGTAGTGGTTACCGCCCATAGTAAAATCTACATTGTTTTTCTCCCTGACCTGGTCCCCATCCACTATGACGAACTTGACCGATTCGGCTTGGTCGCTACGGATGGCCTTTTGATCCAAAACCTTTCCTGTTTGATCGATGAATTTTCCACAACTTGGACATTTGATATATCCCATTCCCGCTTCCGATATATCGTTGTATTTCACAAGGTTTTTGCAGCCCTGACAAATCACTTCGTCTCTCTTCTCGCAGATTGAGCAAACGAATGAAAACTCCAAATTCGGGTCGCACGTCTTCCCCTCATTCTCCCCAGACACATCCTCATCCCATTTCACAGCCATCTCCTGCCCGCACTCCCCGCATTTCTCAGAAGCAGGCTCAAACGGCTTGCATTTGTACTCGTGATCGTTGCACCACTGGCGGGCCTCCTTCGCCGTGAACTTGCTTTTTGAGAATCGTATGGCCTGTAACTCGACAGGATCACCCTCCTTGATCCCCCAAAGAGCATGGATACCCTTGCCAAACTTGTCGTTGTTCCTTCTTATTCGATCATATTTCTTGGGATCTGTGATCCTACAGGCGTGCTCGTTGGGATAAGGCTTCTCTTCCGTGTCGACAAGCTGGCCATCCTTATACTGGCAGGGATCGCCCAGCTTCTCTTCTAAAGCTTTCCGGTCGTTCTGATCATCCAAGAGAGACTTGCCGTCAACCGATTTGTAGCTTTTGAACTCTCTCTTATCGAACTTCTCTGGCAGTATCTTGAACCACGCCTCTTTCTGGCAGTTACCGCACTTCTCTACGTTCTGGCAGTCGGGGTTCATGCTCACACCCACAGGACTCCACTCAAGAAGATCCCATTCCAAAACTTCACGATATTCGATGCCATCCTTATTTCCGAATGCGCATTTTAAGGGGATATACCCGATTGACCAATTCGGCATAAAACCATTTTTGGCTTTTTCATAAAGTCTTCTACCCGTATTATCTGGAGGAATTAAATTTGATCCGTCAAAGAATTGTGTCCGTGCCATAACGCCCTTAAAACCGTTGAATTCCGACTTCCAAATTTTCAAAGGCTTTGCAATCGGCTCCTGTCCCATATTTGAAAATCCATGAGCCATTAGAACAACTGGACGCCCCAGGATTTTCATTCCGTCAACACGCATAATGTCTGAGCCTCGATCAAGTCTTTCTGTTGAAATGAAGTGTTCTATCCATAAGCCTTCGTCGCTGAATTCTTTAACCTCTGCTGTAAATATTTTATGTTCGATTTTCATATTTCCTCCTCATGCTGCTATTCTCAAGGCAGGCTGAAAGGGTTTTGATAATTTAGAATTTTTAGATGAATTCTCTGTCTTCCACATTGGTTGAAGATTAGATAAGACCCAGCATCTTTTGAAATCGATCTGTTCTGGTTTCTCAAAATTAAATGCTGCAATAGGAATTTTGTGATCGATTGTCCATTGCCCATAATTTTCCCATGTCATTTCTGAATCGAATTGCTTCTCAAGAGATTTCATTAAATCGATCAAGGTATATCCGACCAGAGATTCCCAATGCCTACCGTTTTTGTGATTTTTGATAGCAGCATATATCCCCTGACTCATCGAGTGATTAAGCCTAAGCTTTGAGTCTTCATATCGTCTGATATTTCTATGGAATGAAATTTTCTCTCTATTGTTCTTTGCCCACTTACTCGATCTTTCCCTCATCACTTCAGGTTTCTCGTAATAATATTTTCTTGCAAGTTCATTACTCCTTTTACGATTTTCGTTTCTCCATTTTTGAGTTAATGCCTTTTTCTTTTCTGGATTTCTCTTATTCCTTTCACGCTGAGTTTCAGCCATACATATTTTGCAAGTCTTATTTAGTTTGTCCCATGAGGCTGAATTATTATGGAAATAAGTCAAGGGCAACCATCTTCTGCATCTCCAACAATGTTTAAACTCAATCCCATCGCCTATGATATGCCATTTTCTTTGACTAACATTGATTTGGCTTGTTCGGAGAGTTTTATATCTACACATCTTGCATATATCAACGAGGCCATCTCGCTCATTTTTAGATTTTCCAAAACACTCCAAAGACTTCCATCTTTTGCATCTCGGACAGTTTTTCTTCTCAACTCCATCGACAACCTGATGCTCTATCTTCTTCACTCCTTGACCTCTGCAAACGTCTTATGTTCCATATTCATGGGTTATCCTCCCCTGTTTATTCTCCTCCACCTTCGGTTTGAGAATAATAAAGTGTACATCGGCATTGTATATTTTCTGCTGGGTCAGTCCCCTCAAGCGGCGCATCCATCTCATCATTACCTACCTTGAAGAGCTCATCCATCGGAATTCCATCAGCATATTCTTGATCGGCTGCTTGGTGGGTCGGCCTGACATGCTCGTCCCTCGCCGAAAGCCAGTGTTTTAGAAGCTCATCCTCAAGACCGGTCTGCCTTACTCCTTCAATGTCCGCCTGATTCATGGCTGCCAATGTCTCCGTTCGTGCGATCATGGAAGCCCTGTACTCCTCCCATGAGTCGAACTTCTGCCTCAGAGTCTCGGCTATTTCCGTTACTGGGGACTCGGCGGCAAATCCCTCCTTGAGTATCCTCTCGATCTCGTCGAAGGTTGTGCCGGAGACCTGTTCGGAGAACTGCCTCATCCGGCTACCGAGCCACTTTATAGCCCCTGGAGCATTCACATCAAAGGTAGGGTTAACGGCCTTCATGGTCTCCAAAATATCCTTCATCCGGTGCTTGCCGACCTCCTGCATGATGTTTTTCACAATCGGTTCGACCATCTTAACTAGATTCTTCTTCTCCTCGGCCTTGTTTACGTTTATGTCCCTTATCCCCTTATGGTCCTTTACGGCATGCTGCACCTTTTGCCTTGACCAGCCGGAGAAATAGGCCAGGATCTTACCTCCATCCTTGTGAAGCCGGTTGATAACGTCCTCCTTCATAGCCGAGAAATACTCCCTCATCGGCATCTCGATCAGGTGCTGGTAGTTGTCTACCCGCTTGACGAAAAGTTTCCAATAGACATCCTTGCGTTCCTCCGTCCAGAAGGAACGGTTCATCAGCTTTAAGAACTTGGCTTCTTTTCCCGCTGGGGGTTGCGGAGATTCCCCGCCCGGCTGCATCAAACCGAATGGAAGCCATGGCTTATCACCCCATGGAACCGGCGGCTCACCATTTATCTCCAATTCCTTGTTGATTGTATGGTATCCAATCCTAAGATTCGTCTCCCGCTCCTTCAACAAAAATTCCCTGTCAGGATAGGACGGCAGGTCAAAGTCGCATGTAATCCCCTCATCATATTGGGGTAGGGCGAAAGTCTCGATGACCTCCTCTATGAGCATACACTTGGGCTTGAGGCACTCATTGATAAATGTTTGATCCATAACCTCGGCAGTCGCCCGATTATCCTTCTCGTGGAGGCCAATCTTCGATGGGGAAAGATCATATGCCGTGATTAGTTTTTCCCTTACGAATTGTTGCACATCGTTTAGCAGCGACTCCCGGCCAGTCATCGCCATGGCCTTCCCCTGCCTGAGACCCGAATGGAGGATCATCGGAACACCGGCTTGCATCGCGCTTCCGTACTCCTCGATCAACTGCTCGCGTATCTCCCTGAACTGTTCCTTGCCCAATTCGGCGTCAGTCTCAAGGGTGATCCCGGGAATGCCCATGTTTTTGTATAATGCCCTCTGCTGCTGCATCAGAAAGAGGTCGATGTCGTATGGGTAGGTCTGGGCCATTAGTGGTGACATGGCCTGAAAGGGAGAAGCAGGATGAGGATATTTGTAGAGAAGAATCTCATCCGGTTCAAACCTCTGATTGACACTCCCATCCTGATAATCCCAGTATTGGAGCCTTAGCGATGGGGTAACTTTCGGGCGGAGCATCGCAAATTGGGTCAAGGGAAGCGGCCAGATCTCTGAAGGGATACCTATCTTGTTTTTCACCTGAAGCCATCCGCAAAGCCCTCCGAGTTCCAATCGTACCATTGTCTCATACCAAAGCATAAAGCGAGTCATCAGCGAATTGGGATGATGGATCAGGGTAAGGAAGGGGTGGTCGAAAATCTGCTCTTTTTTAAGGCCCATCTCTTTGAGAAAATATTTTCTTTCCCGCTCTGTCTCTATGGATTTGTACTCGGCCCTCCACTGAAGGTTCGTTGTCTTCTTGCCTGTACTTAGATTTCTGTAAATATAGAGATTGAGGGGAACCATCGCCACGGACTTGGCGATCTTGTCGATCACCGTGTATACCCATGACTTATAAGCCTGGACAAGGGCATAGTACGGCTTCTCCGCCGCTATCGCCTGTGGGGCCGTGTAGAAGGAACTGACTATCGGGATCCTTGGCCCTTCCTCTTTCTGCTTGCTCTGTAATGATTCGAAGAATCCCATTGCATCCCTCCCAAAAAAGAAAAGGCCAATCCCGCCGTGATCACGGAATCGGCCTCTTCTGAATATTTGGGAATCGGGTCGCGCTCCCGATTTTGTTCCCTATCTAAAAAAATATTCTTTTCTGATCACTTCACCTTTATCAGTCCCGTCCCCAGCCCGAACAGCCCAAGACCCACCGATATGAAGGCAAAAGACGGGTGAACAAGCCAGAAGCCAACACCTATAAGAACGAGTCCTCCGCCTATCACAATGTCCTTTTTATCAAGTTTCTTTAGCCATTTTATTATCAGGTATCTTCTCCCAGTAAACCGCTATATCCGTTCACAAGATGTATAGGTTTAGCATGGCTATGCTTTTGACAGGTGCAATTCACTTGCAAGTTTCTCCTTCAACTGATTGATGTGGCCGACCACCTCGTCACATATCTCATAGGCCAGCGTGTATCGAAAGGTCCGGAAGAGCTGCTCCGAATTCATTATCGGGCCACTTCCCCGGACAAGCTGCATTTCTTTTATGGGGGTTCTCTTCCGCGCCCGACCCCCATTGTTGCCATGTTTCCGGTTCCCTGAATTCTTTCCTGCGGTTTTTTCCTTTCGATCCTTCCTCATCTTGCTCGCACAGGCCTTACAAAACCTTTCCCAGCCGTCAGAAGTCGAATGATTGTGTGAAAAAAGTTCCTCTGTTAGCAGCATTGGTTCCTTGCATTTGCTGCAAATTTTCGTCTTTTGATCCTCATTCACCTTCGTCTCCCTCCGTTGCTCTGTCGCTTCCAGATCCTCCCTTTCCAATTCCCTTTTGTTCCGCCCTTTCACGTTAGCCCACTTTTTCAATTTGGCCTTTTCTTCCTCTGTAAAATTCTCGTTCCTAATCCGTATAATCGTATTCTTCGCCACCCCGGTTTCCTTGATGATATCCCTGATGGAATGATCTTTTAAGAGGGCCTTTACCATTTCTTCCTTTTCCGGATTTAACCGATTGCTCATAGTTTCCTCTGTCTTCGGTTTTCTCCCGCACATCATGCATTTTTCGCCCCCGAATGGGTTCCACTGGTCCTCAACTATGTTGCCTCCACAAAATTCACATTTCACTCGTTCAGCTCCAGGGACACCAAATCATTCATGATATTTTCCTTAGCTTCCTCACCAGCTTGTTCCCCATTTCTTATAGCTCCCGAAAACAAAAAAGGCGTCCCCTGTATCGCACAAGGGGCGCCTATCAGAAAGAAAGGAGGGTTAGATGAGAGATAGTTCTCAATGAAACAATGTTGAACTCCACAAAAGACATGGTTCGACCTTCATTGGTTCGCATTGCTACACGACACCTCTGGCCGCTCTTCCCGAGGTTCCCCCGGTGGCTTTGATTATGTAATGTTACATGCAGAAAGATTCGGTTGTCAATATGCAATCTTAATCCTAACGAGGGTAAAGTGAGGTAAAGTTGATACTCGTGTCTCTAAATTCATGACTGATACGCCATCTTGTCAAGGCATTCCAGTAAAATCGATTTCCTTATAGCGGGCCGATAAATCTTTTTCACCCATATCCTCCCTACCGGAATATTGGCCCTCTTTATGATCGCCCGGGCCGTTTTCGGGGAAATAATGCCCATAACCTCGCAGATGGGCTTCCATCCAATGAGGTAGCAGTCACCATTATTCTCTTTTTTGTCCTGGGTCATCAATCCCCCCTGTCAAATCTGTCTATGAACCGATCTCGTATATTCCGGGAAGGTTGTTTCTTCTCCTCCGCTTTGGTTTCCCGCTCATAGGATCTTCCCGCAAAACCAAATCCCGGGGTTGCCCTCAGTAAAAGTTCAGTCAGGGCCCAAACTGCGGCATCCATGCGATTCGGAGACGGATCGCCCGGAATCCATAG